CGTATAGGCAGCGCTCTTGGGGTATTCAAGAGCGCCAGATGAATTTGATTGTACAATCAAATTTTAGGGCTTAGGTCACACTGCCATCCCTAGGTGAGATCACCATGACAGGGGCTCCGGTGGTCTTAGCTGCTTTGTCCGCCTCTTCTATCAGGCTAAAGCTAACCCCGTGAGATATAAGATAGGTCCTGAAATCAGACTGATTCATACTCTCTCTACCCTTGTTCCAGTCAATGATGGCTGTCTCAGTGAGGAACCTGTCGCCCGCCTCAGGCTCAAACTCAGTCATAAGGTTCTTTATCTTCTGGCGGACTGTTTCTTCTAAGTCTGCTAAAGACTTCTTTGAGTTCCTTGTAGTTATTAGTTGTTTACACAGGTCCCTGATCTCTGTATGATCCAGCAATTTAGCTTCCTTTTTTACTTCTGTAGACATTACGACATTTCCCCCCAATTTAATCCTACTTTAGATTCTGCCTTGATCGGGACTGAGAGAAGGATGACCGACTCCATGACATCTACGGTTGACTGGATGAAGTCGTCAACCTCAGACTCCTCTAGTGTCCAGAGAAGTTCGTCATGTATCTGAAGGAGCCAACTGGACTCAGGTATAGTCTTCCACAGCTTGGCCATAGCCAGTTTGATTATGCCTTGGGCTGTAGACTGGACCGGCATGTTCACCGCCTGTCTCTCTCCAGCGGACTTGATCCGGTTTATAGGGCTCTGGACCTCTGGAGTCCACCGCATCCTACCGAATATATCCTTCACATACCCGTTCTCCTTGGCGAAGTTCCTGGTAGCCTCCTGCCATACCTCTACTTCTGGCCTCAGAGCAAAGTATTCCCTGATGAACTCTCTACATCTATCCTCAGTCCAATCTGACTGACCTTCTGTCTGCATCTGGGTGTTTAACCCATGAGCCGTGAGTCCATATAAGACCCCAAACCCCAGTGTCTTTGAGGCGTACCTGTGTGCCGATGTGAAGTTGGGGCCAAAGACTGCTGCTGCCGTCTCGTTATGGATGTCCCTGCCTTCTTTGAACAGTTCTATCATTGACCGGCATTGGGCCAGGTGAGCAGCCACACGCATCTCTATCTGGCTGTAGTCGATGGCGACTAGGACGTTCCCTTCCTCAGCTACGAACCCCTTCCTGATAGCCTTCCCCCACTCGGTACGGGTTGGCAACTGCTGTAGGTTAGGGTTCTTCATAGACCATCTTCCTGTGGCTGTCCTGGTCACGTTGATGGTGGTGTGTATCCTACCGTCTGAGTCTGCCTTACCTGGTAGTGTGTCGCAGAAGGAATCCTTCAGATGGGCTAGGTGCCTGTACTCCTCTACCAGCTTGACCACTGGATGCTTGATCTTGGATAGTTCTTCAGTGGACACGGCTGGTAAGCCTGTCGGTGTGAACTTGGTAGGCTTGAACCCAAGGTGCTGGAAGAACAACCGCCTCAACTCCATATCAGAGTTGGGATTGAAACGCCACGGTGGATCATCTATGCCGTGGGTCTTGAATATGTCTTCCGCCTTAGCTTCCATTAACTCAAGGTAATGTTTCCCCAATCCTTGCAGATAGCCCACATTCACCTTGATACCGTTCTTCATCATAGCCAGGGCTATCGGTAAAGTAGCTCTGTCCATGCCGTAAACAAACTTGAGCCCCAACCTATCTATCTCAGGACTGAGCGCATGGAAGACACGTAGGGTAGCGTCAGCGTCTCTAGCAGCGTAAGGGACAACAGATGTCTCAAGGTCCACATCCTCAAGGGAGGCATCAGGCATATCTCCAAGCACGTCCACCACAGCTTGTCGTTCTCGTAGGTCTATCTTGTGCCACCGGGCCCAAGGATCGGTAGGCCCATCCTTTGTCTCCTTCCCACTTTCCACATCAGAGATTATCCTCTTTACCTTTTTACCTATGTTCTGAGGAGTCTTCTGGTTTACTTCTAGCTGATTGGACTTCTTATTCCAGACTATATCCTCAAGTACAGAAGGATCAGGCCATTCCAGTTCCTGAACCTCAGATAGGTAGGCAAGTGATTTCTCTCTCCTGTGGCCAGATACGATCTCTTGGTAGCTCTGCATCTCCATACCGCACAGCCTGTACGCCAGCTCCTTCAGACCTTGAGGTTGCCCAAGCAGGTACGCCATCAGCATGGTGTCGTGAGTATCGTCAGGCAGACCTACATGCTTGGCGTCGAAAAGGTAATTGTGTACTACCACTTCCCTAGAGGATAAAGTGCACGGACCAGACTTACGGAAGAAGAAGGACTCTCCAGGCTTATCAGCGATCTGGACTGACCATAGCTGTCCGTCTACGGTTTCGGTATCCAGTGCCACCAGGTTATCCAGGCGCCGGGGCAGTCCTATCTCATAGCGCACCGGGACATCATCTACGGGGCGGACAGGAGGATACCCTTTAATCAGCCCCCCTAGTACCTGGAAGTCCTGTTGAATCTCCCGCATCAGGGATGTGTCGTAGAACCCGGCTGCTGGGTGGTAGACAGGGAGAACAGTCACATCCCCCTGCTCAGTGGGGATACCATGCACATGCTCCACACTGGTCTTACCTAAGAAGTGCTCTATCGCTACCTTCCCCATAGCTACTATGATCGAGGGTTGGATATGTTTCACTTCCTGGTCCAACCACCGGGAGGCACAGAACTCCGCTTCTTTACTGGTGGGAGTCTTGTTGCTCCTTGGGCGGCATTTGACTACATTAGATATGACGACCTTCTGCCTGTTTACCCCGATGGATTGGAGCAGAGAGTCCAGATATACACCAGCATCTCCAGTGAAGGGCTGACCTGATTCATCTTCATATTTTCCTGGGGCTTCTCCTACCAGCATGACCTCAGCATTCATCGGGCCCACCGCTGGGACTGGCCCAGCGCAGGCTTCACGGAGGGAGCAAGCGGAACAAGCCCGTGTCTTACTGTAAAGGCTCATGGATTCTTTCCTCGACCAAGAAATAAATGTTTCGTTTTAGGACCTCCATCCCGTGTACTATTCCTAAACTCAGCCTGGGTGTTGCAATACTGACATATGCCTAGGCTGACACCCTTCCTCCCAGCAGCATCAGCTTGCTGTGCGCTCTCCAGTACCCAGTAGTGGGCGAGGCCAGGCAAGCAGGCCATATTTCAACCTCCTTCTTTGCTATACAGGATCATATAGACCGGAGTTTTCTCCCCAACCCAAGCCCCTATATCGTTGAAATCAAACCACTCTAATGCTTCCTCATAAGTCCATTTGTTATCCCGTATATATATCTCCATAACCTTGTCCCGGTCATAGGTAGCAAGCGGTCCGTCATTGAACCGGAACGAGAACCCTAGAAATGCTTCCTCCATCCCCGGATGAAACACCACAGGGCTCCCATCATCTATGTCGTAATCCCCTATGAACTCGTCAATCGTCATTCTTGATACCTTTATCTAGGCTCTCCTTAACACTAAGGAGTATGGTCCACCAATCCTCTATCTCTTTGTCTGTGAACTTGAGCCTATGTAACAGGAGGACAGCATCCGGTGGGCTCTTAGGTAGGTAGAGGACAGGCATCCAGGCTTCGGTACACCCAGTTATAGCGCAGTAAGCCTTCACCTGCGCCATCCATCTCCAGTGGTGGGTAGGATCAGCAGGAGACGAGTGCCTACTCTTTATCTCAACCACCTTCCTTTTCCCTTTATGACTCTTAGGTTCTAGTATTCCATCCGTCGTTCCGATGACATCATCCCTACTCACTATGACTTGCCGAGAGAACTTATAGCCTTCAGAGACAGCCTTATCTTCAACATAGGGTCTTATCGCACATTCCCATATACGGCCTAAGGCCATGATCCCATTCTCTGTATGGTCGTCTGGGTAGTGGTACTTAGGGTTGATGACTTTAGCAGCTTCATTGATAAGATCAGTCACATGCCAATGGTCTGCATCCCTAGGCTGAGGTTCATCCCAGAGATTAGCTGCCTCTGGTAGAGATAATATCTCCGTGGTTAGACTCATACTGTGTCCTTCTTTAGGGCTCGTTTCAGTGTGGTGTAACCAACGTCTAATTCTTG